TATAAATAGTTTTCAGCATTAGTATCACTATATACTATACCTCCATTGACTTTATTAAACACCTTACCCGTAGTAACATCTACAATTTCCATACCGTTAGCAGTAATTTGAATTGAGTATTTTTCTTCACTATCACCAGCAAGACCCCTATCATAAGCATAAATCCACATATTAGAGGCATAATCAATATTATCATCCAAATCCAATACGTGTGTGGGATTTCTCTTTAATAAACCATTATTAACAGTAGGGAAAGCATTAACAGAATCTTCTACTTGAGTAGGTAAGCGGTGTTCAGCCGCTTGTTGGTTAACTCCACCATAAAGAGACTCTTTTGAGTTAGTTACCAAACCCATTATAAACCACCACTTTGATTGTATTTTTGACCATAACCTGAATCATATATATTATTCTTTTTAGCTCTATCGTTACTTTTCCGTGCAATCATACGGGCTTTAGTTTCATCTTCTTTTGTAAAAGCATAGCTATCAGTATCACCAACTTGACGAGCTTGAAATCTTCTAGCCGCTGAAACAGTGATATAATGTCTTAATGGATGAGTTAAATCATTGAATGGTATATTCCAAATAATCTCAACTGTTTGAGATTCATCAAAGATAAATGACTGTTCAGACTTAGAGTATAATTTCCAGTTCCTCACAATAAGGTCACTATCAGCAGAAGACAAGTCAAGGATGTTAAAAGGGATAGATATGATACCCTCAGTATCAGGACTTAGAACATAATCAGCATCTCTATTAAAGTGCCAATTTTCACCTAATATTTCTTCTTTAGTCTCTTTGATTACATCAAATGCAATCTGAGCTTCAAGTACATTATCAGTGTCCTCTTCATTTTCTAAAGGGGGTTCGTTGATTACTTGTAAAAGTACATTAACAGCGTGTAGTAAATATTTTTGAGAATCGATTTCAAATTCTTGGAAAGCCATAAGAACTCCTTATTGATACCCTCCTAAGAGGGTATTGTAAAGAGCGTGGGTTACACGTTCTTAATTGAGGTCGCACATTGTGGACGAAGAGCTGCAACACCGTTAGAGAAGTATGCGTTGATAAGTTTAGCGTTAAGGAAGTCAGGTTGAGGATTAATATCAACTTTCACATCCCATAGCTTAACCATACCAGCTGCTTCTGTTGTAAAGACAAGACCAACTAGACCAGCTGTAGCTGGAAGGTTGTTAGTTTTGAATACAGTCACACCACCTACCATCTTAACATCACCAATATCAAGACCACCATTGTTACTCGTGTAATCGCTAGAAACGATTGTGAGAGATTGAGGTAGGTATTGGAAGTCAAGAGGGTCAAGAGCACAAAACTTTTGGTCAAGAACATCATTCACTTCCATAGCAGCTGAAGCCGCATAGATAGATTCAATCAGTTCTTGTCCTCTGTCAGCAGCGACACCAGTATCAGCAACACCACCGTTAAGAGCTGTGTTCACGATAACAGTACCATCACCGTTACCAACAAGACCAGTTGCAAGAGATGACGCTTCAATAGCCGCAGAACATTTACGGTCAATAGCGTTAGCTAATTTAGCTCCGAGTTGTCTTACGTTCATACCTTGAACATCATATCTTGCGATAGCCTCATCCCATTGGTCAATTCTTCTTGATTCGTATTGAGGACGGTCAAGAGCGATGATAATTTCATCTTGCGTACCATTTCCAACTTGTACTTGCGTACCAGCAACATAAGCCGCGATTCCAGTATCAGCAGTATCTTCTTTACCTTCAATGATAAATGAACCAGCAGCAGAACCCGTACCAAGATTATCAATTCTGATAAGGTCAGCAAATCTAGTCATTCTATAGAATGCTTGAAGAACATCAAGTGTTATGTCTCTTGTAAGGTCAGCAGCGGAGTCTGTACCCGTATTTGGAGTATTTGCACCAGTATAAGCCATAATTTATCCTTTCGTTTGTTTGTATTTATTTAGTTGTAGTTTTGCCAAATAAACACCGTTGAAAGAATAATCTGAAAAGAATTACTCGATAGATGTTATTAGTCAGGCTTTATCCTAACCAACTATGACTACCATTATAACTCAGATTATCCTTAAATGTCAAGGATACTGATATTTATTATCAGTACCCTCTCCATAATCTTTCATCAGTCAGCTTCAATCTAGCATTATACTTAGCTCTAGCCGCTGTATCATTTTTACCAGCTTGAGAATCTAAGTACTGCTTATCTTTAAAGATTTCAGCTTGGCTCTCATAACCTTTAAGACCAACATTACCTGAAGCACTGCCATTGATTCTAGTAGGATTAGTCACATCACCAGCGGCTTTTACTGCTTCATACTCCGAGTAAAGCCCTTTAATAGTAAAACGTGAGTTAGAACCCGTAATATCAGCATCAAAAGCTTGTTTTTCTGCATCACTTAAGGTTTCAGAAGCCCAACCTAACATGGCTTCATAATTTTCTTTACCACCAACTTCAGCATGAGCGACATTGATTTTATCTCTAAGCTCAATAGCACCTAACTTAATGTCTCTAATGTCAAGACCTTTTTCCGTAAGAACAGTTTCTATCTCAGGTGTGAGCTCCATACCATTGTTCATAAACTCAGGAATAACAGCCTTAATAGCTTCTTGCTTTTCAAGTTGAATAACATCAGCTTCAACACCGTTTGTCATATTCTTCTCACGAGTTTTAACATCTTCAACATACTGAGCATGTTTGTCTTGTAAGTTTTTATGAGCTTCAGCGAACTGCTCCAAATTCTCATACTTACCTAAAAGCTTTCCATCAGCTGTTACAAACTTCTCTTTGATTTCATCTGTAATCTCAAAATTAAGAGATACTCCCGCACCGCCATCAGAAGGAAGACCAGTAAGGTCTCCAGCTGGAGCTGGGTTTGGGTCATTACCCGCTGGATTACCAGCTGGGTCATTTGGATTAGGGTTTGGGTCATTACCCGCTGGGTTACCAGCTGGGTCATTTGGGTCTTGTGACATGACTTACCCCTTCTCAATGAAGTCTTGCTCAAAGCTAAATTTAAGAGGTCTGTCTCTTAGCTCGGCTTTCGATAACGTCCATACAAGCTGTTTGAAATCTTCTTGATTAATACCGTGTTTACGCATAATCATACTAGGCTTCCAACCTGAGTTAATTAGAGCTCTTAACTCTTCAATAGTACATTTAGTTTTCTTACCCTTTTCACGACCAAAATGCCTACCATTAGCTTCAGAATACTCACCATACTCACCAGCTGTCATAACAGTGATATTAGCTCTGTCCGTTACACCTTCACCAGCATAAGTCTTTGCAAACGCACTTGCGGGTTTCTCTGCTGTCTCATCTACATCAGTTGTAACTGTTACCTCTTTAGCTTTCTTCAGAATACCTTTGAGTTTACCTACTGTGATTCCTAATTCCTCTGATGCCGCTACTTGTGTCATACCGCTGTTCAACAGTTCTTCAATCTGTTCAGCAGTTACTTCTACATTATTTTCTGTGTTATCCATAATGCTTTCCTTTCTATTGTTTTAATGTTAGAGCCATAAGCTCAATAAGACTCTCCAAAGAGAGCCCTATGAGATTACTTCTCGTCAGTTTCTTTTTTAACTTTTGCTCTACGAGCTTTTTCTTTTTTATTCTTTGGTAAGTCAATCGCTGAGATTACCTTACTTTCTTTAACAACTTCTTTATTAGCCATAATAAGTCCTCCTTTCGTAAGATTTATTGACCAGTAGCGGCATTCTTCACAATGTCACCAGTTGCTCCAGCTACAGACTCATCCATAGCGGCTTTAGCTTGAGCCTCTTGACGACCCTTTCTAATCTCATCAACCTCTTTCTTTTTACGAACTAAGTTTTCAGTATTAATACCATCATACGAAGCATATCTCTGAGCCAATTCTTCTTCAATAAGATAGTCAGTAAGCCCAAGTTGTGTCATTCTTGTCACATACCCATCTAATTTCTGAGCCTCTTGTGACCTACCAAGAGCATCGAGACCAGTAAGAATCTCAGGTTCAATATTTTCAAACTTGATGCCCTTTTCCTCCATGATTTGATGAACCAACCACTTAGAAAAATGAAGAGCCATAGAGGAATAAATACCACCCAATGTAGACTCTTCTAACTCTCTTGCCATTATCTGAACCTCATACGCTGTAACACGTTCAGCGTTACGAGTAGTCGATTCAGTAGATAAGAACATTTTAGCAAGTTCTCTTTTAAGACTGGCTTCCCGTTCAGCTGGAGCTTGAAAGTCATAATTCTTATTAGCTTGAACTACTGTCACATCATCAGCTTTACCATAACGATATGCTCCAGTAGGTGCATTAGCCACATCATCTTTATCAGTTCTACCTATAGACTCATCTACTAAGAATAGAACTTTAGCCGCTGCAAGTGAGCCACGAGTTAAGAGTTCAGCTAATTTGTTAAGCTGCTCCATATCATCAAAGTAATCTTCCACATAAGGTCTGTGGTATTTATCACCACTCACCCATTTCCAACCTAAGTATCTGAACGGACAACTGATATAATCAGCATAAGTAGCTTCCTCACCTACAAGTTCTCCTTCAAGCTCTTGTATACGTTCCCATTTACCTTCTTCATTTACATGAACCAAAGTATATAGTTTAAACTCTTTTTGCTTCTCATCTCTAGGCTCGACACCTTCAGGTAAATCTTCTTTATACAAGTCCTCAACCACACAGATACCCAATGGATTACCATTACGGTCAAGCTTAACAGCAAAAGATTTAAGAGTATGGAGTAATAAACCTTCTTCTTCCACCTTCTCAGCTACAACAGAGCCTACTACAAGGAGTTGGTCAATAATTTGAAAGAGTGATGGACGTACTTGCTGTACTTCTATCTCACTATTAATGTCTTCAGTATTAGCTGATAACGCCGAATACATATTTTCAAGACCTTCTTTATCGATACTCTCACCTTCACCAAAAGTATCTTTAAGACCTTGAGGGTCAGGTCTAAATCTGAATGATGAGGTAGATGGAGGTAATAGGGCTAGACCCATTTTAGATTTAAGGTTATTGACCAGCCCACCACAGAAAGATTGAGCTCTTTTAAAAACTACACTATCACCACTACCAGCTCCGTCTTTCCTCATCAGATAAGGTATGGTCATCTCTGCATGGTTCTCAGCTCTTGTCTCAAACTCTTTACGGTCTTTGGAGTATTCTTCATAGAACTCACTAGGTTTAATATCTAAAGGCATTATTTCCTCCCAGTCATAACTTGGATTTCACGAATAAGTTTTAACTTAGCCACGTACTCAACTTTATCTTTATCCGTCTTCAACTCATCTATACGAAGAGCATCATTTGGATAACGATTATCAAGTTCAGTTAACATTTCATCAAAATTGAGCACAGATGTTTTTTTATCCATACTCATACTGAAAACCCTAACCCTGAACCTGATGTTCCTCCAAAGGTACTGCCAGTTTTAGTTACAAGAAAGTCAGATGTAGAGCCCATAGCTAAGGTATTAGTATCTTTAGCTCCAAACGATATGGAACTAAGCTCCTCACCTTCAGGACGAGTCTCCCTAGCAATACGTTCAGCCTCAGCTCTACGCTCCTCTTCTTCACGCTCAAGCCTTTTACGCTCTTTATTAGCTATATCCTCTTGCTTCTCAGCCGCATAAATACTTGCACCCGCTCCAATAACTGCTGCTGCGATAATTGCTGTAGCTAAAGCCATCTTAAACCCCCTAATTAAATTGAAGAATTGTTATATCATCGTTACGTTGTATGATTTTGGGCTCATACTTAAGTAACATTGGTACGATTAAGTCACTATTACCGTTAACTACAGTATAGGTTTTCTCACCCTGCTTAATAAACTTAATGAACTTCTTTAACATCCACATATCAGCCTTCTCTTTAGCTCCGCCCATTAACATAAAGGCTTGTAACTCATCAGACCATATAGGACAGAAGAAGGAGTTACCCTTTACTTCTACATCATTATCAAGCAGCTCCTGATACACCGACTCAAAAGACTGACCCCGCATATCAAAGTTGTCAAAATAATACCGCACTATTTCTTTAAGCTTATTTTCCATACGGTATAATAACATAATTTATACTTAAATCAAATAAAGGTTTCTAAATGGATAAAAACGAAATCCAATCCATCGAACATTTCGCGTACCCCACCCCTTTTAACTTAGAGCTTAAAGAATTAGGACTCATCCCATATCGCACCAACTCGCGGTTGGAAGAAAAAATTAGATGGCTCTTCTCTCACCCACACTACATCCATAGAGATATTTTCATAGACGTTGCGTCTGATGGCTCTAAAGGATTGGTCAAGGACATGGCTATTAAGGCTGTAGGTATTATGCGACATTTCTTAGAAAACCCGCAACAGTACGGGCATAGTGCCGACAATATCCATATGCAGATTCTTGTTCGTATGTGGAGACAAGTGTATCGCCACAAGAAGTTCCAACGTAAGAACGTTACGCAATATATCGCTGCAAAGATGCGACTATTGAGCATAGAGAACGGACTGATAGAAGAATTAATACGCACTTGCACGGATAAAGACTATGTGCAACACGGTGATGATATGATTAAGAAGCGTGAAGGTGTGGGTCTTCGTGAAAAACGTAAACCTAAAAAGAAGCGTAGGAAAAGCACGGGTAAAAACTATATGGATTATTTATGTAGTTTGGATGAATAGGCTTACACCCTTAACTACATAAATAATCCATATAGTTAAGGATGTAAAAAAGAGACACGAGAAATATACCTAACAGTTACCACGCTATTAGGTATGCGTTAAACTATGCAGAGAACAGCGCCAAGAAAACTCTAACATATACAAGTACAAGGAATTAACATTTTTGTCTATTTAGGAATAAAGTCATAAAATCCTAAATAGACTCCACCATTATAAAGCGAGTTAACTTAAATGTCAAGGGCTGTTCTCTGACATACTGTAATGTTTAAGCTTGTTTAAGCGTTTCTGTTTTCACTCAGGATATTTGAAGTGGGGGATAGAGCCCTCAGCGAATTACCATTTCCCCCATAGCCTTTTCTCATCATCGCCTCACAAGCTACAATACGCAAAAGCTAGACGGCTATCAACTTAACACTCTACTAGGGTTATTAAATGCATCACGTTACCACGCTTTAAAGCTATGAAGTAGGCACTTATCATGCAGTAATGTTCAAATGTTCAAATGTTCAAATGTTCAAATGCTACACATCACTCAAATGTTCAAATGTTCAAATGTTCAAATGTTCAAATGTTCAAATGCTACACATCACCCAAATGTTCAAATGCTACACATCACCCAAATGTTCAAATGTTCACCACGCGTCACACACGCACACGATAATATCTTCATAACCTTAATAATGATTATCATAACCCAAACCATAACCCAAATGATAATAACTATCAATACTGTTACCTCGTCATGTTGTAAAATTACATCATGTAAATAAATAACAAGCGATAATGACTATCAAAATAAATATAAAATAAAAATATCTAGGCAATGCCAAAAAATGTTTCAAAATGCCATATTTTTACAAATAAGACAAAAAAGTCTTACAATTTGTCATATTTTTACATTTTGCCTAAAAAACCATTGACAAATAGGACAAAAAAGTCTTATAATACACTCAGTTAAACAGCACCGCCCAAAAGGGTCAAAAGAAATTAAACCATGCAAAAGGAAATATTATGACACAACTTATCAACAAAAATGAGACACTTAACAAAATTGGAGCGGTACTTGTAAAAGCTAAAGATGACAGGGCAACTATTATTAATGAAGTTATAGACGTTATTATCGCTGAAGCTAAAAACCATACGGAACATTTTACTACTAAACGTAAAGCACAAAAATTTGTAATCGAGTATATGCTTGAAGGTATGAACAGAGATGATGTGAACACGTACACCAAACGTGCACTATATGTTGCTAAGGCAATTTTAGTGGATGGTTACACCATTAAAAAGGAGTCTTTGACACTTGCACAAGCAGAAAACGCGGTCAAATGTGAAAAGTCAAAAGTTAATAAAGCTATGAAAACAACTGATGAAGATGATTATATCGCGACTATAAAAGCACTTATCAAATTGCGTGAGATAGATAGTGCAATGAAGACTATAGCGACTTTAGGCGGTACTGATATGCTAGATGCGATTAAATCAACTTTTGGAGATGATGCTAAGAAACTTGTGAACGCGATGCAAAAAGTCCTTTAAGGGCTTAAACAACATTAGGAGGGTATTAGTATACCTGAACCAACAAAAGCAATTAAGGGGCTAACATGAGTAACGAACAAACAACACAAGATAGATTAAGAAACCAAGTACTACACATAGTAAACACTATTGAAAATGGTATTGAAGTAACTGAAAACAACAAAGATGAATACTATGATTTAGAAGTAGGTGATTATATAAGCGGATTTGATTACTTGCAGGACGTACTAGGCATTACCTATACGGTATCAAGTGACAAAGAGTATTTAGGTGCTAATCTATTAGTTGCTTTTGGTGGACCAAACATAACCATAGACACTAGAAATAGAACTGTAAACGGTTATTGGTGGGGTGACAATGTATCTATCTCATACAATGAAGACAACATAGGCTTAGATGATGCACTAGAAGAGTTATATAATAGTTAATAGTTTATAGGGTACTCAATAGAGTATCTTATTAAGCTATTAAGGGCTTGTAGCGTCACTTTAATACTAATTAAGGGTTTATATCTATAGTGATAGATTTTGAACCCTTAACGGTCTTAAAAACAGCGGTATAAACAAATCGATGTTATTTTTATGCGGTCATAGTGATGACTTAAAAAAGTAAAAAATAATATCCATGCAAGGCGGGTGACACGCGGGAACACATATCCCAAAAGTGACGCGATATTTAATTTATTATTGTTATGTTCATAGTATGATTCGTGCCTCCGATGGTATAAAGAAGACAAGATACAAGTCCACGAGAGTATTTAAAAAGCAATTAATTAACATCTAAATGTGTAGCGAACATTTAGGGCTAAATGCTATGAAGCGTGATTAACCACGCGTTAAGGATTCGTCCTTTTCATTGAGGAGTATTAAAACTAAACTCCTCATAAAAAGGATATTATCACATGAGTAAATCACAACTAGACTACTTCATAGCTTTAGGGCTAAAGACGTCAAGAGAGGTATCGGAATTTAGAGCTTTAAGAGCATTGTATTCTGAAGATGAAACAATAAAAATAATAACTATGCAAAGGGGTTAATTATGAGTGATTTAGGAAAGGCATTAGAGCCATTTATTAAAACTGTAGTGGCTGAACACGTAGACGGAATGAACATTGAAGAGCAGATTAAAAGTCAAATAGAGGACGTATCCTCATCTATTACAAAGGTCTTAGAGATTAGATTAGAGGGTGCTGAAGAGGGTGAAATAATCCCACTTACACATATGCAGTTTGAAACACTTTTGAGAGTTATGGCTATTCAAGGTAAAAATACACTCTTAACGGGCGGTGCTGGGCTGAGTAAGTCAACAGCAGTTATACAAGGTGCTAAGGCGTTAAGGCTTGGATTCCAACAGATTTCATTTAGTAATCAGACCACTAAAACGGATTTAATCGGATTCGTTGATGCACACGGTAAATATCAAATGAGTGGGTTTATTGATGCCTTTATGCACGGTAAAGTGTTTCTAGCTGATGAAATGGATGCGTGTTCAAGTAACGTATTAGTGCTTTTAAACAGTGCGATATCAAATGGTATTATCCAACTCCCTAACAGCGATATAGTGGAAGTACATGACAACTTTAGATTTGTAGGAACAGCAAACACTAACTTAAGAGGGTCTAAAGATGGATTTACAGCACGTAACAAATTGGATGCGGCGACCATTGATAGATTTGTAGTAATTGAATGGTTACTTGATGAAAATCTTGAAGAGAAACTTACTAACAACGATTCATGGCTTAAAATTGTTCGTAAATGTAGAGCAACAGCTGAAAGAATGCTTGACGGTGTAAGTATCACACCACGTTCAAGTTATGACGGTGCAGATTTACTTAAAGCTGGATTCACAGCAGATGAAGTAATCGAAATGACTGTTATTAAAGCTATGGGTACAGATGAAAGAAATACCCTATTAGATGGTATTACTGAGCGTATGAAAAAGAACGCGGAGAAGGATGCTAAAACACCCTCAAATGATAAAGAATCTGAAGAGACGGCTGAGGAAGTGGCTGAAGATGAGATTGAAGAGACGGCTGAGGTTCTTGACTCTAATGAGATAACTGATGAAAATGTTGAGGATGCTATGAGCGTAAAACCTGAATATGAGTGGTAACATAAAAAATAAAAAGGATTAACTATGGAGGATATTAAGTTTATAAAAGATAGTGACGAGTTCACTAACAAGTATTTTAAAACAGTTCAAAAAGCTCCTTTTTGGCTTGAAAGTTCTTATGATGAGCTTATCAAAAAGAACAAAGGTAAAGAACAGCCTATTAGGTATATTCATATACCTAGTCTAGTAAACTTTAAAGAGTTTATGAAAGAGTCCTCAAATGACCCACGCTGGTTAGGTGCTCAAAATAAAAGCTCTATTAACCTTTCAAGTAATGGTTGGGCTGGTTCAACTAACTGGGATGAGTATATGCTTTTATTAGAAAACGGTGATGACAGAGTTATAGAACAGATTAAAAGTGATACAGCGACAGCGGTTACTGAGCTTGAACATAAATATGAGCAAGTATTATCACACTATAAGTTTGATGTTGTGGGTGAGTTCTTTGATATTGGACTTGTGTTAAGTGGTGTTCCTGAAACTTGGTTAGACCCTCAGTTTGACGAAGAGCAAGGTGAAAAACCTCAAATAGCTTTGAGAATTGATGCTGATTTTACTGGTGGTGTTAATAGTGCGACTGTAATTAAAAACAGTGGACGTATTATAGCTATGGGCAAAATTCTTGAAAGAATGGGTTGTGAAGTGTCTATCGATTTATATAATATTTGTAATAGATGGACTACATGGGGTGAACCTGAAATATTGATTCAAGAATTTACAGTTAAGAGATTTGATGAGAGTATAAATTATAAAAAACTTAGCAGTCTATTAACTACTGGTTACGTCAGACGAGCTCAATTTAGAATCATGGAAGTGCTCAGACCTAAAGATGTCAGTCATGGTTATGGTGGTTCAATACACTTGGACGGATTCGTAAGAATAGACAGCAGTGCTCAGATAGATGGGCTGGAAGAAAATTTGTTTAAAGGATTTACAGATGGAAACGATTAAAAAGTTTAAAAAAGGTAACGTTTATATTGGAAGATTTAAAGGGTTTGGAGCATGGTATGTAATTCATCAAGAGGGTCAACGTACATGGACAGCAACTAACTTTACTCATATTAATATTGAGACGGAAGGCGATGATGTTATTAGAAATAACTCAACTATGGCTGAGAGTTTTGAAAAAATACAGAGCTTTGACAAAACGAATGTAGAAGATAGAAAAAATATGAGAGAAGTCATGTTTAAGATTCTTAAATGGGGAGACCCTGAAGCGGATAATGAATCTGAAAATGATGAAGAGTATAATGTTCATTGGGGCTGAAGATGATGAACCGTCCTCATCACCCAATAATGATGAGTGGGAGGAAGCAGAGGAAGAGGTGGATGGAGGAACAAATACGGAGGATGAAGATGAAGGAGGAGTTCAACAGACAATATCTACTAATGAATTAATATCTGAAGTATATAAGAGGTATGATTTTATGTTAAATAATGCTGGTAATGCTTGGTATGTTATGAATAAAGAAACCGGTGAGTCCTTGTTACCTGACGGTAGAGAAGTGCCAAACTATAGAAGATTTGGTGAAGATAAAAATAAAGCTTACAAGCTTATAATCAAAAAATTAAAAGAGGAAAAATAAAATGAAAAAGATAACAGAAATTGAAATAGATACGAACACGAGCATTATCCATAATATATTTGGATATAAAACTGAAGAAGAATTTCTTGAAGTGTTAGTTGGTGATGGAGATAAATCTAAGAAAACTAAACATCTCACATGGTTGTTCATGGAGCTCATTAAAGACAATATTGGACAGATGTATATGGGTTATCTCATGGGTAAAATACTAAGCATTGTAACTGGATTGGAGGTAGATAATCCAGCTAAAATTATTGATTATATCAATAAATGTATGACAGATGAAGAGCTTGAAAGATTATTTATAGATGGGATGACAGTGTCGATGCAAATCTTTGGTGAGGATGGGAAACCTAAAGGTATGGATGAAATTGTAAAAGGTATTATGAATGGCAAAGAAGGTAAGTGATTTCAAAGATGTTAGAGACCGTATGAAGAATCATAGCGGTCAAGGTTTACAACAAATGTTAACTGATATGGGTATTTCTCGAAGACATTATAATAGATGTTTAGGGAAGAATCAAATACCCTATAAAGGTTTAGTTGATTGGTGTATGAAAAATGATGCTAAATTAGATGAAATATTATTAGAGGAGAAATAAAAATGGGATTATATATAGAACCTGAGATTAACAAATTGATGTGGTGTGAAAGACATGGGATACGTTTAACTAATGTAGATAAAGAGTTTTACAACAATACTCCTGAAGGTTATATACTGGTATGTCTTGTAGACAATGGAGCTTTTCATGCTGGGCTTGTAGCGTTTAATAGGCAAGAGTTTAACTATGTTTTAGATAATCCTGATAACAGACCTAAAACATGGTATCTTATTCAAAAGAGAGATGTTAAAAGTGTCTCACCTCGATGGGATGATTTTATGGGTGCTCAAAAGGCTTGGTATAAACGTATAAGTTTTAGCTGGAAAGGTTTAGGTGTTGAGTTGATTAAAATGGCGTTGATTATAGCCATCCTACTGAATGTAATAGTTTTAAGTGTTATGTTTGAGTGGGTGTTCCCTATAATAGGTTTAATGGTTATAGGTATTTATGAAATATTGGTAGAGTTCTCACCTACTTTCAAACAGTACGCTGGTAATACGGTATTTAAAATAAAGGATGAACAATGTTAAGTTACATAGGAAATGATAAGTATATGTTCTATACTTCAAGCGGTAAAGAGATTGAGATGACAAAAGATGAGATTGGAGAGCTTGTGGTAGTTAGCACTACTCAAGAAATCTTTTGTCCGAGCAATATTTGTGATGACTATTTCACAAATGAAAAATTGTTAGAGGAGCTTGGAGAGTATGCTAGTAGTGCAGACAGTGATGCCAATACTATCGACAATTTTGACAAGTCATGTTGTGATGAAAGAGAGGGTGAGACGTTGAGAAACGTGTTTAACTATCTTGATAAACTACTTAAAAAGTATAGACAACTCGAGTAGTAAGCCTTTTAAACACTTACTACTTTTCAACTACTTTTCTTACTACCCCGCAAGACCCCTATATATCGTACTTTTATGTATGTTTATATATAAGGTAGTAAGGTAGTAAAGAATATAGGTTATATAGAATAGAATTATTTTATATAAAATAAAAAATAATAAAATAAAAATAATATATTATATAAGAGTGAATCCTACTACCCCTACTACCATATCTAAAATCCGTGCAACTTCCCAGTGAGACGGGCTTTGCGTGGTAGTATGGGTGGTAGTAGCACCGTAATCAAACATTAAGCGTATTACTACTATAATAAACATTACGCTTAGAAAGGAGAAACATGAACCAAGAAAAACTCGAAGACTCATACGAACAATATCGAGAAGTAGGATTTATTTTACAAAAATCTGCCAAGTTTAAAAAACACGCTTTCCGCGAGGGAGCATATATTGACAGAGAGAATGAAGCCTATGAACCAAAAGCAACTGGTTATGTCGGTATTATACCGCCTAACATTATTGTTGTTGATAACGATAAGTATGAAGATAAGGGTAAAAGTTTTAAGAAATTGCTCAAAGATTTAAACATAACTGATGAGTTGATACCTTTTGCATTTACCCCAAGCGGAGGTGAGCATTACGCTTTTTATAACCCTGACCCTGATTTAGTTGTAGGGAACTTAGGTAAGAAATACCCAGCCTTAGATATTTACGCTGGTTATCAGTCTGTACTACCTATTGTTGGAACAACTGTTTACAACAAAGAAGGTAATTTGGCAAGTTATGAGTGGGGGGATGATATTACAGAATCATTTATTATAAACCCTACACCTGACAATATCCAAGAAGTGTTAAGTATGCGTAAACGTATAGATGCCTCATCTATTCAACATGACGAGGAGGACGCTGAAATATTTGAAGCCTTTAACTCTGTTGAAATATCAGATGATGAAATTGATGAGATATTAGCTAAGTTACCATCGGATTTACATTATGATGATTGGTTAGCTGTTGCTATGTCTCTTTACGATAGATATGGTGGTATGGATGCAGGTCTTAAAAAGTTACAAGAGTTTGGTGAGCGTTCACCTGAGAAAAACGACCCACAATGGACGGAAAGTAAATGGAGGAATGGTCACTTTAAACCAACTCAGACAACTTACAAACGTCTTTACTCCATATCTAATGAGGTTGATATAGATAACTTCAAACTAGAGATAGAAGAAGCTAGTCCTAAAGACTTAGACAAACTTGCAAAGAAGGTTAGTGAAATACCTAGTCTAAATACTCGTACCAAAAAGGACGATGTCAATAGATTAGAATTAGCTGAGGCTATTAACCTGAGACAGAAGACCCTTAAAAAGGAGGGTAAGATAAGTTCTGTTACTCAAGCTAGAACAATCGTCAAAACTCTACAACATGAGAAAACAATGGATGATATTATCAAAGAGGGTAAAGACAGTAATGTTGAAGTCTTCCTAACTGGTAATTCTTACAATGTTCGTATCGGTGATATGTTGATTGAAGAGATAAGTGAGAGTTCAGTTAAAAAACATTTATCTGCGTACAGTATAACAAAAGAGGTGGCTGAAGTTTATATACGTGAAGCTAAAATGATAAGCGAAATAGTCAAGACTACTGATTATATGTTGGAAAAACCTATTAGTTATATAATCGAAGATTCTCAAGCGATTGAGAGACTGCCTTTATTAGCTGTAGTTAAAGACCCATTCCACAACATTACAGATTATATCAATGATGAGGAAATTATCAATGACTTCTTTAATAATATTTGGAATGGTAAAGCTAAAGACATACTTGAATTGATAGCTCTTACTGTTAAGTTTAAAGAGTGGAAGCTCAATAGACTTATGATAGTCGCACCATCTGACACGGGTAAGACGACTTTGACTGAACATTTAGGTTTTCAAAAGATACACATGAAGAGACTTTTAGCATCTATGAGAGGTGATAAAGGTATCGGTGGTAATGTTATCAACGGATTAAAAAACAGCGGTTTACTTCTTATAGATGAAGCGAACAACGTATTAGAACAAGATATTAAAGATATGGATAGAGAAATCTATCTTGATGAGTTTGGAGCTAAAGGGGGTACTCAGAGAATCAGATTACACTTTACAGCTCTTACATCAACGCACAAAACAGCAACAAGAAATAGCTCAGACGAATTGTATAACCGTTTCTTACAAGTAGAACTTACTTCTGAGGAGATGGAATATCCAATTACTAAGAGTGAGGTGTATCGTAGAGATACTGACAGATATAGTGAAGTGGTGCAAAGCTACTCACAATATCATTTTAAAGAATGTTTGAAAAATCCCGAATACGATAAAGATTACCTACACGCGTTACAAGAGAAATATAGATTACCTATTAACGCTGACTTGGATGAGTTCTTATATACCCTTTCTGATGAGGTGATAGACCATATTAGAACAAGCTCAACTCCAACTGGTGATATTATCGAGAGGGATGGAACACATTATATCAAGCGTAAGACTGACTTACTCCACTTGATTGAAGACCTTATAGGAGAGTTGCCGAATATCGATGCTGGTAAATATGCTGATAAGATGATAAACCATTTTATTCAAGCTAAGTCCAAGAGTATTAAAATCGATGGAAAGCCAACCAAATATTATCCAATAACTCTGAGAAGCTTTGTGTTAAACGAAGACGATAGAATTATAGATATGTTTGAAAACTTAGATGAACAATAAAAGGAACAAAAATGAAAATCGCAATTACAATAGACACTAACAGTAGAGAAGATATAATCGAGGCGGTAGAGTTATTAAGTGGTATGTTATATGCTCACGATGAGGTTATACCGACTAAACCGACTAAACCGACTAAACCGACTAAACCGACTAAACCGACTAAACCAGCTAAACCTGAAGTAAATGAAGTAAATGAAGTAGTTAAACCTGAAGTAGCTGATGAGGAAACTGAACCTGAAGAAACCTCTGTATCTCTTACTGAATTAAAGAGAGCCGCTAAACAAGCTTCTGATAGAAGTGACCGTGAGACGGTACTTAAAACTATCAAGAGATACGGTGCTAAGTTAGCTGATGTTACAGAAAATAACTATCAAGCTCTATTCAATGAACTTGAAAAAGTAGGAGCTTAAGATGTTAGATGTGAATGAAAAAATGATTCGTGATGAGGTTGACAAGGCTTCCGATGCAAGAAATGATGGTGGTAAGTTTAATGGTATGTCTTATGAGGACGGTGTTATAGCCGCTCTTGAATGGGTGTTAGGGGAAGCTAATGAAACCCCTATGGAGGATTAGATATGGTACACGCTAAATTAAGCCCATCGAGTTCCCATCGGTGGCTAAGTTGTACCGCATCTGTGGAGGCTTGTAATCCTTATGAAAATACAAGTAATCCCGCGAGTAGATGGGGTACAGCTTGTCATGCTATAGGTGAATGTTACTTACGTGAAACTGCTATTCCTAATGTGGGTGATACCATTGAGGGTGAAGAAGTGACTAAAGAGATGTTGGAAGTTGCTGAGAGTTATTACTATTATGTGTTAGGTTTGGTCGAAGAAGGTGGAATACTTCTACCTGAAGAGACTTTTAGTATGGAGCATTTAGCTCCTGATATGTTCGGCACTTCTGATGCAACTGTTCTGAACGATACACATCTGCACGTAATTGACTTGAAGACTGGACACAACATCGTCCATGCTAAAGACAATACTCAAATGATGATGTACGGGTTAGGTGCGTTAGAGTACTTCAAAGATGAGTGGATTGAAACAATAACCATGCACATTCATCAAGAGAGAGCTGGTCACATTGATACGTTCACTATAGATGTTGAAGAGTTAGAAGCGTTTGGTAAATTTGTAGCGACTCAAGCTAAAGCTATTCAAACGAATGATACAACATTCAGTCCATCTGAAAAAGCGTGTCATTGGTGTCAACACAAAGCCAACTGCAAAGCCTTAGCTGATTACACTATGGATATAGTAACTGGTGGGTTTGAAGACTTAGATGATATAGACGGTAATGCTGATGATGCTACAGCCGACCATGTGACTAAGATACTTGAGAATGAGAAGTTAATCATCTCTTTTATTGGTGCTATCAAAGACCGAGCCCTTGAAGAAGCTAAGGCTGGTAAATCTGTAAAAGGGTATAAGCTTGTACTTACAACTAAGCATAAAAAATGGATTAATCCTGAAGATGCTGAGAAGTATTTGTTGCGTAAGCTTAAAAAGGCTGGAACGTTCAAGCAAACTATCATTACACCTACTCAAGCCATTAAAGCCATTGGTAAAGATAACGCTCATCATTTAGAGAAGTTGTACGAAGTGCCTGAAGGTGAGATAGTTTTAGTACCTGAGACAGATAGACGGCAAGAGGTTCAAAATGTTGCAGAACAGTTTGACGATTTAGATTAAAGGAGATTACATGGAAACGGACTTATTAGAAAGGTTAAATGGAAGTAATAGTTATGAGAAAGAGTTAGGATATGGTTATCAGCAGTTTATGACTGTTGTGTTTAATCATAATGAAGACTTAGGTAGTAAAACTGGATGTACTATTATTTATGGTACACATGTTAAACAAATTCCAAATGGTGATAAAGCCTCATTCCATAATCTTAATAAATACAATACTTCGGTCAGACGGTACTCAGTATTAACATATATTAGAGGGGAGTGCCCTAATGAAGATGATTCATATAATTATTATAAGGTGTCGATTAATCAACATAAAGGTAGTGAATCAATCATAGTTAAAAAGGTTAAAGCTGATGAAATATTAGCTTTTATGGAAGTTCTTAAAGATTAGCTTAAGAAAGTTTAAGCTATAATAAATTTATACGGTTGAAACACCTGAAGACGACACGCTCTATAAAACGATAAAAAGCTAAAACGATAAAAAGCTAAAACGATAAAATGCTAAAAGGATATAAAATGGCAAACATTATAATTAAAAACGCGAGATTGAGTTACCCTACTATTTTCAAAAAAGGTACATACGAAGGTAAAGAGTCTGACAAATACGAAGCAACACTCCTCTTCCCAAAATCAGATAAGAAAACTTATGAGGCTGTTAAAGCGGCTATTCAAGAAATTATGACAGCGAACAAAGCTAAAGTTCCAGCGTCTAAGTGGTGTCTTAAAGATGGTGATGAAATCGCTGATGAGAAAGACTACGAAGAGTACCGTGATATGTGGGTTATCAAAGCTGGTAACACTAAAAGACCTACAGTTATTGACAGAGACAGAACTCCGCTTGTTGAAGATGATGAGGTAGTTTATGCTGGTTGTTACGTGAACGGTATGATTAGCCTTTGGTTTCAAAACAACACATACGGTAAGAGAGTCAATGCTAACTTACTTGGTATCCAATTTGTTAAAGACGGTGAGCGATTTGGTGATGGTGCTAAGGTCGCTAGTGCTGATGACTTTGAAGAGCTTGATGAAAGTGATGAGTTTTAATCATGGGAGCTTTACAAGAAATCATGAAATTCCAGTCCGATAGAGGGCTGGATAAAAAGGTCTATAGTGCACCTAACGAACACGCTAATATTGTTGAGGAGCTTTTTGAATCTATGGGGTTTGATGTTCCAAAAGAAAACAGAAGTGTTTTTAAAGATGCCTTTACACAATTTTGTGTTGATATGGTTAATGGGGAGGTTGCTGTAGGCAGTATAGGTGGTGAACCTTCTGAAAGAGTTATAGAAAAAGACAATGTTGTTGACGCGTACAGTGATGTTATCGTCTTTGCTGTAGGTGCTCTAATGAAGCTAGGTTATGACCCTGAAAAAGCGTTGCTGGAAACAGCTAAAGAAATCAATTCAAGAGTAGGTGAGATGGTTGATGGTAAGTTTGAAAAAGACTTATCCCCTGAAGCTAAAACCAACTGGTATAAAGCTGACTACTCAAAAGCATCCCTCTAAGGGGTGCTCAGAAAGAGCCACACTTATAGATAATATCCTTCCCCTTTTGCATGGTTTAATTTGTCTTAAGTGTGGTTCTTTGTGAGCACAGAGCCACAAAATAAAGTGTAATCACACTAAAAAGGATTGACATGATAGATATAAGCAAGAACTACAAAACACGAAGCGGATTCCCCGTTAAAATCATAAAGACAAATAAACAACACGTTGAAGGATTTTGTGAAATCCCTAATTACGGATGGTGTGAAGCTAAATGGTATATAGACGGTGACTTTCTTCCTGACTTTGAAGAAAGTTCTCTTGACCTCATAGAAGTAAAGGGGGTTGAAGATGAAAAAACTCGTATCGGTTGATATAGAAGTTCTACCCAATTACTTCTTAGTATCATTTAAAAAACGTGAAGGTGGTGAGCCTTTAGAAATTGAGATGCACGGAACTTTGAGTAAGCTTCAATCACTCCAAAAATCAAAGATGAACAGTACTATGAAAAAGTACACTACCTTTGGATTCAACTCTAAGAATTTTGACCTACCTTTAATCAATGCAGCGTTAGACGGTGCTAACTGTAAAGCTTTACATAAGATGGCTGGTACAATGATTAAGAATCGTATGCCTGATTGGTTAGTTTACAGAGATTTTGAAATTACCAAAAGAAACTACGACCATATAGATGTGAGTGAACCAGCTCCAGCTGTATTGATTTCACTTAAAAATTACGGTACACGTATAGGCTCTAAAAGGTTGCAAGAGTTTTACCTTGACCCTAACCTACCTATTGAATCGAAGGAGATACCAGCTTTTAGAAGCTACTGTATCAACGATTTAGACACAACCATTGACCTCTATAACGCTATAGAAGATAGAATCAAACTGAGAATATCTATGAGTGATGAATATGGATTAGACCTAAGAAGTAAATCCGATGCTCAGATAGCTGAGGCAGTTATATGTTCAGAGCTTGAGAAGGTTGGTGTAACTCCAGTTAAACCTAACTTCTCAAGAACATATAAACCTACATATAAAGCTCCTAATTATATTCAATTTGAATCACCTGAACTACAAGAGTTGGTGCATGAAATTGAAAGTATTGAATTTGACTTGGCTGACAATGGTGCTGTTAAACTTCCTAAAAATCTATCTAATCGTAAAATCGTGATTGGAGATACGAAATATAAGATGGGTATTGGAGGGCTTCACAGTCAAGAAAAATCTCTAAGTGTTGTGAGTAATGAGACACACGTTATGAGAAACGCTGACTTTAGCTCATATTACCCCTTTATAATCATTTTATTAGGTTTAGCACCCAAACACTTAGGGAAGAAGTTTCTAACGATTTATGAGCGTATTGTGAGGCGTAGATTGAAGGCTAAGGCTGAAGGCGATAAGTTGGTAGCTGATTCTTTGAAGATTACCATTAACGGTAGCTTTGGAAAATTCGGTTCTAAGTACTCTAAACTGTATTCACCTGACCTATTATTAGCCACTACTATTACTGGTCAACTGACTTTACTCATGTTGATTGAACAGTTGGAGTTTAATGGTATTCCAGTTGTATCTGCTAACACAGATGGGCTTGAGTATTTTTGTCCTCGTGACAAAGTAGAATTAGCTGAGACTATTATATTTGACTTAGAGTTGGTGACTGGGTATGAGATGGATAGTGGTGAGTATAAAGCTTTACACGCTGCTAACGTGAACAATTATGTGGCTGTATATGATAACGAGGTGAAAGCGAAAGGTATCTATGCAAAAACTACACTTAGTAAAGGTCGTTCAACTCCGATAGTCTTCACGGCTATTAGAGAGTATCTTGGTAAGGGTATCAAATTGCATGATACGATAAATAGGTGTAAAGATGTTAATGAGTTTATAGCGGCTCGTACTGTTAAAGGCGGTGCGGTTTGGAAAGACGAGTACTTAGGTAAGATGGTGAGATGGTATTACTCTAAAGATGGTACATCAATACACTATAAGAGTAATGGCAACTTAGTACCTAAGACTGGAGAAGGAAATGGTGTTAAACCTATGATGGATTTAACTGAAGATATACCGAAAGATTTAGACATTAATTGGTATGTCGATGAAGCGATTAAAAAGTTAAAAGACTTGGGAGTAGATTATGAGAAAGATACCGATACGACCCGATGACAAGGTGTGGATAGATAAAGAGGGTAAGCAACATGAGGGGTTAGTATGAGATATTTAATTCCAATGATAATAGGATGGATAGCTTTAGTGGTCATATTTATACAAGCTATTGACGCTCCTGACTCAACAGCTGAGGGGATATTTATAATAGCTTTAACGGTTGTATTTGGATTACTGTTAATAGTTGATGTAAGTCTTGATTTATATGAAAAAAAAGGATGAGAAATGAAAACATTTTACCATTACACAATAAGTGGGAGGAAGTACCATGTCTGATGAAGAATTAGTAGAAACGAATGTTTACAGAGTGTTGAAGCCTTGTAGTAATTGTCCTTTTACGGATAACGGTGAGGCTATGCACCTGAGAGATGGTCGAGTAGATGAGATTAAAGCCATGCTCTTAGAAGATAAGGGTAACAGTTTTAACTGTCATAAGACAGTTTATAACCTTGAAAAAGATATGAGTCCTTATGACGGTGGTAAGCACCCGCTCAAGATGTGTGCGGGTGCTTACAACTTTTTAAAGAAAGAGGATAAGCCAAATGATATAATGCAGATTGCAGAAAGGTTAGGTATTGAAGATGGAGAAAAGTGACCTATACAAATATCAAGAGAGGGCGGTACAGCATATACTTGATATTCCTTACTCTGCTCTATGGCTTGATATGGGTCTAGGTAAAACTATATCAACATTGACAGCCATAGAGGAGTTGATGTTTGAGAGCTTTGAGGTAAAAAAGGTTTTACTCATAGCTCCTTTACGTGTATGTAACACGGTTTGGAAACAAGAGGCTGAGGGTTGGGAGCATACAAGCTTCCTAAAATTTTCTAATTTAGCTGGTGGTAAACGTAACATGGAGAAAGGGTTACAGCGTAATGCTGATATATACCTAATCAACAGAGAGAATGTTACAGCACTTGTTAAACATTTGGGTCGTAAGTGGATATTCGATATGGTTGTGATTGATGAAAGTTCGTCTTTCAAGTCACATAAGAGTCAAAGGTTCAGAGCCCTTAAACACGTTAGACCTAAGATTAAAAGGATGGTACAGCTTACAGGTACTCCATCACCTAACGGTTATATGGATTTATGGTCTCAATTTTATCTTCTTGATATGGGTGCACGGCTTGGTAAAACTATCAGTAACTATCGGAGTAGGTTCTTTGAATCCGACTTTATGGGTTACAATTATAATTTGGTCGAAGGTTCTGATGCAAAGATTAAATCTCTCATAACTGACGTGGTATTATCTATGAAGAGTGAGGATTATCTTGAGTTACCTGAAGTTATTAGTTTGGTGCTTGAGAATAATCTTGAAGGTAAATTACTTAAGCAGTATAAAGCTTTTGAAAAAGATATGTTGCTTCAGATTGATGGGGATGAAAAAATCCTAGCTATGACAGCAGCGACTCTAAGTAATAAATTACTGCAATTCTCATCAGGTAATGTGTATAGTGGTGATGAAGATAATCGTGTTGTGAATCACTTCCATAAATTGAAGTTAGAGACACTTAACGAGATTGTCGAAGATAGTCCTAACGAAAATTTATTAGTGGCTTATAATTATAAACATGAGTTAGAAGCTCTAACTGAAGCTTTCCCCGATGCAGTGGTCTTAGATAAAAAGGGTGAATGTATTAAAGACTGGAACGATGGTAAGATTAAGATGTTGTTAGCTCATCCAGCTTCGGCTGGTCACGGTCTTAATTTACAATACGGTGGTAGTACTCTTGTATGGTATGGGTTTAATTGGAGTTTGGAACTCTACCAGCAGTTCAACAAACGACTGCACCGTAACGGTCAACAGAACATTGTAAGAATTTTACATATAGCTGTAGGTGAGATTGAAACTCGATTGATGAAATCTCTTAGTAAAAAAGATGCGACTCAGAGCGATTTGTTGCACAGTTTAAAAGGGGAGTAAGATGAAAATTGGTGTCATTATAATAATAGAGGTTAAATAAGATGGTTAAAGGTTATAGATTAAAGAATTTATTTCTTAAGATGAGTTATGATGAGTTGGAAAAAGAGTGTAAACGTGAGGGGTGGATAATCCCTCTAACTACAGAACTCCAAGATTATGAGATTAAGCATGATGGTATATGGACGGCTAGTGTTGTTTTAGATACACAGTATAAGCTTACTGAGGATGATATTAAATATGGTGTTAAACTTGGTGTAGTCTATTCTCATAAAGAAAATAAAGAGTATGTTACCAATAGGAATTTTAAAATGAATTGTGCGGTACTTGTAAAGGTTGAATAATGGGTAATGGTAAAGAGCTTATACAAAAGGCTAAAGATGAGGCTTTGAAGATTGAAGCTAGAGTTGAGATGTCTATCGAGATACTTGAAAAGATGGTGTTCAAACGTGTTCCATCTAAAGAGGATATAGAGAGGGTTAAAAAAGTAATTAAGGTATTAAAAGGAGGGTGAACTTCTCTAAGCTTAAAGCTTAGAGAAAAACTCTTTATAGGAAGCTACAAGAGGTTGATACATTTCACCGCCCTCTATAAATCTTTCTTGGTTTGATGCAAAGAAAGGTTCAACAATTAGAGATGTGTAATTACCGCGTTTAAGGAAGCCGTAACCGTTCCCTTTATCTCGCTTAATTATATTTCTGTCATTGTTATGAAGATGTTTATCATAACATTCATCAAGCTTTTCAGCTAAGACCTTGCCCGATTTACTTAGGTAAAGAATCTCATGCCCGTTGATATCAGGGTCACTCGCACCATTAAAATGAAACTCGATAGCTATATCGCAATCACCCCACTTAGATATTTGCTTGTGCATATCATTTTGTTCTCTAGTATATGAGCCTAAGTTTTTTCTCTCAAATATTTTGTAATCGTGATTTGGAGGTAGGTAAGGTAAAAGTTCTGCGAGAAAATTCTTATTGTATTCATACTCACTTAAACCAAGAGAACCGTAAGCTCCCCTTTTTACTGGATTATGACCTATACATAAAGCTATTTTCTTAGACATATTTAATCCTTTTTAACTTGAATTTGTTTATACCCAGCTCTTTCAGCTACCATCTTTTCAATGTGGTATGTTTCACCCTCATACTCTACTGAACTTTCATCTGTCTTAAACGCATATATAATTTCGTTCCTAAGCTTATTACTCGTAAGCTCTTTACCATCTTTATAAATAATACTATAAAGCATATCACGCTCCTTTGTAACTATTTATACCGTTAACACCAAACGATGCACCGACAATCGCTCCCCACGCACTTGTTATAGGGATGAAAAGTTCGGTCATTTGGGATGATGCGGTTTTAGCACCCTCCACATCACCTATTCCAAAAGCGGTCATACCTATGAAACCTACAGTTGATATGAGATAAAAACCGTAAGCCTTAGATGTGAACTTTGATATATCCCTACGCATCTTACCATTAGGGTCTAAGGTTTTGACAAATAAAGATTTAGCCTCAGCGGTCTCTTTATCTGTCTGTATCCATTCTGTAGCTATGTTCTCTACAGATGCTATAGCCTTATCTAATCCGAAATCTAATCCAAACATAATTATTCCTTTCTACTTATTTTTTCTATAAACGATAAAATCTTTCCCTGACCAGTCTCCAGTCCATCAAACCTCTTATCCATGTGTTTCTCAAACTGTCTGAAGTATTCTTTAGAAACATACTTATCGTCAACATCTTTTGCTGTGACTGAAAGCTCTGACCTAGTATTTAATCTAACAAGGTCATCACCGTGTTTATCAAGCCTACCAAATAGAGTCTCGATATGCTTTTTAGATTCAGCTGTTTGGTATCTATTAACAAACCCAGCCCCAACTACAGCGACCACCATTCCAACTAACGTTATCACCCAACTTTCAATCATTTTTCTACCTTTTAAATTAAGTTAAGTTATATTATAACTTAAATCTTTTCGTTTTTAATTTAAGTTTAAGTTAGTTTGAATATACTTAAACATGGCAGAAAGTAAAGTACAGAAAAAAATAATTGATTACTTGAAAAAACGAGGTTATTATACTATCAAAACTGTCCGTTCCAATATGGTCGGAGTTCCTGATATTATAGTTTGTGACAACTTTGGATGCTTCTACGCGATAGAGGTTAAAGATGTCGGTAAAAAGAATACAGTCACTAAACTGCAACAACACCATATTGATACTATTAACGTTTGTGGTGGCGTTGCATTTGTGGCTGATTCTGTGCAAGATGTTATAGATAAAGGATTATAATTGGCTAAGAAAAAAGACTATGTGAAACGGCAAGAACATATAACAGTAGTTCCCTCTGTGTTTAAGAAGTTTCTTAAAATATGTGACCACCACAAGAGAACGCAGAGAGGTCAAGTCACTAAGTGGATTGAGGATGAGTATAAAAAGATATTTGGAAAGGATATAAAATGAGTGATGGTGGAAAAACAGACTTTTATGATTTAAAAGGGTGTAAGGACGTTGATGACCTTGCAGAGATGTTAGACCTTAGAGGGGATGAGTTTAACTGTTTGAAGGCTATTTTCGGCATAGCAATAGCTCGTAAGACTGGAAACAGTAGACATGATGGAACATCTATACAGAGAGATGCTAATAAATTAGCTCATTATAGTGTTAGAATCCAAGAGCGAACTCATAAGCCTGAGTCTGAATTAAAAGGCTTAAGACCCTCTATAATCATTACTGATGACCTATCAGATGAAGAGTCAACATCTGAATTAACCGTAGGGGTTGGTTCAAGTGAGCACTATCACCTTATAATCGAGAAGTTATATGAGGGCGGGGTAGTTAAAACTCCATACGGTAGAGATTATGATAAGTTCTTACAAGATTTTATAAATTACATACATGAGGCTCATCATAAAGAAATAACAATCAACCCCCTTCAGTTTGGTGACCTAGCTGTGATAGAGTTGGTGTAATATGGAGATAAGTGAAGAAGAATACAAGAGTTTACACAAAAGGGTTAGGGAAGCTGAAGGACGATATAAACGATTAACTGATGAGATTAATATATTCTTCAGAGACTCTTATGTTAGGATAACACGAGAGCCGCCACATTTCCATAAAGAAATAATTTATGTTAAATTAGAGGCTGATAAATTAGATGGTAAGCTCAAGGGATTCCTTGAGCACCGAGTTAGAACACAAGGTTATCCTCTCTAACCTGACCATAAAAAGGACGGAATACTTCTAAAGTTTTCTTTAAATTTTCTTGTCCTATCTCACGCTCCAATCTCTTAAATCCGAACTCCTCATTATTAGATAAATTATCAAGAGCATAAATCACAGCTGAAGCAACCGCATCAAGTCTATCATCATGCGGTAGACAATCTCTTTCACTTGTAAGATGGGTTAACTGATATGTGAATGAATGTTTAATAGGACTATTATGGTCTTTTTCCAACGTGTCTTTATCCATAATAATTCTATGCTGGTTCATTAGAGGCTCTAACACATTTATAATACGCAGCTCTTTTTGACCAGTAACCCTCATTTCATCCAATCTAGTTTCAGGAGAAAGGGCTCTTAGATGTGGTTGGAGAGTCTTAAGTAACGCTCCGTCACCATAGTTACTTTCAATTACAGCGGTCTTAACTCCATGTAATCTACATAACTCAGCTATCTCAATCATAGCATCATCATCATAACCACCCTTTACACTTGTAACCTTTTTAAGATACATACGTGTATTCAAGGTATATAAAATAGCTATACCCGTCTCATCTTTACCTCTACCTGACGGGTCAATAAACATAATCTTTTGCTCAAATCTAGCTCTCTCATTAGACTTATATAGAGGTATATAAAGCTTATCAGCTTTAAATCCATAATGTTTAACTCCAAATAACATATTATCGGGCATTGATGAATAACCCACTTTAAGAGGTGCATCGTCATCACTAATAGAATCAATTATTAGGTCGGATAGTTTAAGAGGGTGTTTAAGGTCATCAGCCTCACTTACATCACACATATATTGGAGTTTGAATTTAGACTTACCAATACGCAGTTCTTTAGACTTTAGGAACTCTTCATCTAAACGTTCATCAATAGCCTTACCAGCAAGAGATGGGTTAGCTTTTAATCTTTCGCTCACAAATGGAGCTAGGAAGCCCATATAGATACTCTCATCTTTAGGGTAACGTGCTGGACAGATGAAGGCGTGAGTTCCATTCTCAAGCCAACTAAGGTACATTGAGTTTTGTGAGTGAGGTGTAGCTAGAGTGATTGACTCATCTTTACCTGACATCAATAAGTTATGTGCCTCATCTACACCATGTTCAGTTCGTATTACCAGTGCAAGGGATTGAACTGTTAAATGGGTTTCAACATCATCGATAATAAGCATTGAAGCTCTCATACCCGTGATAGAGTTACCTACACCTGAAGCATAAATAGAGGGGGAATCTGACGGAGTAGCACCAACAACATCAAAGCTTTCACTTGAGGTTCTTTCAATATTATTACGTGGGGTCATCAATTTAGTGAATGGTAAGAGGTTTATAAGTTTCTTAACAAATTGAGTATATGATTTAGCACGATTTGAGGACTGGGATAGAACTAGAATATGTTCATCGGGGTCATTAGCCAATCTCCATACAACATATATTTGTGATGTCATAGATTTTGATATACCACGCGGAGACCATACAAGTCTGTGAGGGTGATTTTTATTAGAGACGTATTGAGCTATTTCAAGCTGCATACGTGTGGGAGCTGGTAATCCTAACCATGCAAAGGTGTAAACATAGAATACTAGAAAGTTATCTAATAAAAGGTCATCATCCCAATATTTATCATCCTCAAATACTTCACCCCACTTATCACCGTCAGTACGTTTAGCAAAATATTCTAAATCATATTTAGAACTCATCATCATCCTCTAATTCTCTTTCTTCTCTACGCTTCTCAGCATCTTCTTTACGCTTTCTAATATCATCTTCAACTGTAGATTTTTTCTTCTCAGCTACTTTATTATTCTTAGCAAGATAGTTAGATACAGTAGCAAGGTCAGAAAGAGCTCCATAAGCTTCGGGGTCTCTCTTTCCTTTCTTCATAATATCTGTCATAGCGTCAATTAACATTGTGTCTAAGTTGTCTAATTTATCATCCTTAGTTCCCATAATCTGTCGCTCCTATAATATTCATCGGTACTTTACCTAACTCTGTAATTGTATCAAAAACAACTGGTGAAGCTCCCCCTTGTATTAATGCTGCTGGTGTCATAACTGGTGTGTTCATTAGGCTGTAAGCTATAATATCTTGCTCATCAACCTCTTTACCCTGAAATGCGTATCTAGCATGAAGCCCTATATAACTTCCCATAAATCCAGCCATTAATTGCATACTTGCAGTACGGTCTAAATTACGCACTCCCTCCACAGTATGTGTATTAAACTGACCAAGACTATAGCCCAAAAGAGTACCCATAATTCTACCCGCAGAGTCCGTTTTTGTGAATAGAGGTGTTTCACCGATTGTATTAGTGATAGTAGTGTGTTGCTCCATTTCAAAAAGTATGTTCCCAAGAGCATCACGTTTCTTTTGACTCCATTTACTAATATCAAAATCCTTGAGTTTACCTTGTGCATTAAACTCGAAAGTGTTTCCAAACATTTCTCTAATTTCTTCATTAACATTTACTGTACTCCATCTTCTATTTTTTACTTCTTGACCATTTATAACTTTAGCGAAATCTTCTAAATCTAAAGCTGAGTTGATTCTTTGAATCATATCGGTCATAGCTCCTAAAGGTAATAATACCATATTTCTCATTTTCATTGTACCATTACGAATAGCATTTCTAACGCCACCATCTTCTAACGCAAGTAAATCATCTGTGATACCGAAGAATGTAATATCAGTTCTACGAACTTGTGTACCTACTCCGTAAACGTCTGTAAGTTGTCTCATCATAAATGAGTCTTTACCGAAGCTGGTGGTCATATATTCAACAAATTTCTTAAGCGACTTACCAATACCATGATTACCTATAAGGTTTCCAATCTCTTGGGTAGTCGAGAATGCTGAGAAGGGTAACTTAGTCATAAGTGTAATGTCTTTAGCTACTAATGAGAACTCTTTAATCAAAGCGTTCTCATTATCGTTAGGGATTCCTAGAATCAATTTTTTAATATCATCCATATCTTTCATTAATTGAGGGTCTGTAACTTCACGACCCGCGAGTTCGATAGAACGCTCTAACTGTTTAACACTTTTGAATCCTTCACTACTTAGAGCACCTGAAGTGTATAGGTTATGAGAAGTCTTATCGAAAATACTTCTAATGTTTCTATCAACGAAGTCTGACTTCTTCAGAGTCTTTTCAACACCATCAACATTAACTTTAATCTTAGCAAGTTCATTATCGAACACGTCCATATCCATATTAATTCTATGTTTAGCACGAGCTGACTTGTCTTTACTTACGTTCAACGCATCAAGATATTCATCGAACTCAACATCATCTTTTAGCAAGTGGCTGATAGTTTCAAACATAGAACCTTTAGCATCTTCGGTTGTATTTCCCATACGTCTTCCGAAGTACCATCTTTCAGCGAATTTCTCAGCTGTCTTCTGAGCACCTTTTAGAGCCGCTTCACTTTGATTAGGAAGTCTAGCTTTAATAGCAAGATAGAGGGCATTAGTGACCTTAGCTCTGTCTTCTTCACCAAGTCTTTTAAACCAACTGTGCGTATCATCTCTCCATAATCTAGGAAGCATGTCAGACTTATACTCGATAGCTTTAGACATAGTTCCGTCAGCCTTTTTATAAGGTACAAATCCGAACGTTTTCATATCAACGTTATACTTATACATCTCTTCCATCTCTTTACGGACAGTCTCAGCAAATTCTTTAACACTTCTAGGATAATCACCATCAATCTTCACACCCTCAATATAATCAGCTACTAAGTGTCTAAAGTTAGTCTCATGGTTTAAGTCAGAATAGATATTAGGGGTTATACCAGCACCACTCTCTTTCTTGAACGCTTTTATATAATATTTCTCAGATTGCAAGTAACGACCTAAAGCGGCTTCAATTCTTCTACGCTTAGTAATCTCTGCTCCTGAGCCACTTTTTGCTGAAAAGAGAAGTTTTTGAACTACATCATTAATCTTACCACCAGCTCTTTCAAATGGTGCAACAGTTGACGTTAAACGGGTCTTAATAGAATCAGCTATATCATCTCTACGTCTTCTAAGGTTTTCACCATCAGGGCTATTATTGTAATCAGCTTTAGCCATCCAACGCTTAGTTTTGTTGTACGTGTTCGAGAGGGCTTCTTTAGTTGTTGGATTCTTAATAATATCTACAGCTCTACTTCCGAATAGAACTGTGGCAAGTACGCTTAATCCTACAGCTACCATCATACCACCGTAACCGTCATCCTCACCAGCTTGAGCTCCAGTTGTTCCAAGAATTACAGCCGCAACAGCCGCTTTCTGTTTCTTGTTGAGCTTCATATTACCAATCTTCAACTCTTTCTTAACGAAGTCTTCAGCGTTCCCTAGCTTACTTCTCATAAGATTTCTAAGGTCAGTCATTTCATCAGGGTAACGTGTAGCAAGTTCTTCAACCACATCTTGATTTCTTTTCATCCACTCAAGATTATTATTTTTAATTTGCTCCTCTATACCATCAAACGTTAGTTTCATATCTAACATTAATTCATCTACCATGTTATTGAATCTAACTTGCTCAGGAGTCTTACCATTGATAGTACCGAATTTAAAGTCATCTAACTCTTGTTTAGTTGTAGCTAACTCACCACGAAGTTTATCAATTCTATTCTGACGAATCTTTTTCTTTCTATCTGTATCAGCGGCTTCAAGAGCTTTACGCTCCTTAGCTATCTGAGCTTCAATAGTTTTAATTTTCTCTTGATGCAAACGTTCTCTTGATGGAGGTTTTGTGGCAGCTTCCTCTACAACCTCTTTTTGACGACCAAAGAACGCATCACGGTTAGCTTTTACACGCGTGTATTTTTCATGAGCATATTCTGATTGTATTTTACCATCTAAATCATATCTATATCGAGAGGGAGCTATCATCGCATCTTGACCAGTTTCTTTAAACTTAACCTCATTCCTCTCAAAGAAGGCTTTTCTAACATTATACAATTCTTCTTGAGCATTGTAATCAGGTCTAGGAGTATGAAATTCAGTTTCCACATTTTTAGATGAGCCGTTAACTGAGTCTAACTTACCGCCAACAGCATCTCTATCATAAGGGTCAATGTTACCGTTTTTAGAACCTCTTCTAAACCACGTGGTAGCACCAGCCGCGATAGATGTTCCAATCGTAGCATCAATAATTCCGTCTTCAAT